AGCAGCGCGTTCCCGAGTTCCGTGTTGGCGAGCCGAGCGCCGAACTGCGAGGTCGGGATGGTCACGTCGCCGCCCGTTTCCACGGCCTGTTCCAGACGTTCGCGGATGCCGGGGAGTAGTTCCTCGAGCTGCGCCGTCGTGGTGCCGCTCTGCGCGAGCACGTCACGGGCGGTGGCCGCGTCTACGTAGATTGTTTCTGCCGGCGTGTCCTGGGCCTGTGCGGCAAGGAAACGCTCGTATCCCTGCGGGTTGCGCTGGGCAAGTTTGCTTTCCTTGCGGTTCTCGGCGAGGCCGTTGAAGAACTCCTGCTGCCGCTGCGTGGCGCTGGCGCGGCGCAAGTCCACGACAAGGTTCGCGCCTGGGCCGATGCCGCCGAGCAGAGCAGACGCCATGCCGCCATAGGCAAACGCCTCAATGACGCGGCCCGTGGCATCGCGCAGGCTCGTTTCGCTGTCGATCCCATCCGCTGCCTTGGCGATCTCCTCGGATGCGATGGCGACAATTTCCTGCAATCCTTCCTCGGCCGCTTCGCCACCGACCTGGAGTCCATATGCCTTGCCGGCCGCGACGAGCGCCGAGCGCATGGTTGGCTGCGCGATGGCCTTGGACACTTCTTCGCGGATCACCTTGGACGCGAGCGCCTTGAACGGAGCGGACGCGATCTTCATGCCGACCACTTCGATCAGGCCGTTCAGGAAACCGCCGGCGACAGCAGCCGGGATAGCCGCGTCATCGGACACTCCCTGCTCGCGCATGTCGAGGTACAGGTTTCCGGCCTCCATCGTCCCTGTGCCAGCCATAACACCTGCCGTTGCGCCGAGTGCGCCACCAGCCACGGTGCCCGCCGGACCTGCCAAGCTGCCAAGAGCAGCGCCGCCAACGGCCGCCGTGCCGATAGTGCGGAGCTGGCTGACGTTCTGCGCGATCATCTCTGCCGCTGAACCAACCAGTCCCTGCTGTCCGAGCGCCTGCATGCGCTGCGTGAGTTCTTTGGCACGGTCGAAATCGCCAGGTTCAGCGAACCCGGCCATCGCCTTCGCACCGATATCTCCGCGCTCGGACACAATTGCCCCGCGCTCGTAACCCGCGCCGACCACACGGAACAATCCGCCCTGGGTCTGAAGCATCGCGGCCTCGAGCACCAGCGGTCGAAGCATGGACAGGACACCGACATCGTCGCTCGCCTGCGCGGCAAACTCACGGTCGGCGATGTATCTGGCGAGGACCGGGTCTTTCCGCAGGAGATCCATGCGCTCCGTGTCTTGGACCATCGCCTGCCGGCGCATTTCTGCCATGTTCCGCAGCGCGATGTCCTGCCCCACGCCGAACCGCTTGCCAAGAACATCGGCCTGCGCTGCTTCGTCTGGGTTCACTTCGGATGCAGCCATGAGCGAGGATGCCATGTCCTGCTTCCGCTGCGCGGCAATGTCCTGCACGGCGCGATCAATGTCCATGTCCACAGGTTCTGGCGCTGGCATCGGGACGCCAGACATGCCAGCGACCGCCTTCTCAATGGCGTCGAAACCGGGGTCCGTGGGATTCTGGGAAGGCGCGAAACGCGCCATCTGCTGGTTGATATCGGGTTCGATCATTGAGGCTTGCCTGCGCGGAGCCAAGCCTCCGCAATGTTGCGGATGTCAGTCGGGAGTCCAGAACGCTCAAGCGCGGTGCGGATCTGCGTCATGCGTGCCGGCGGGATATCGCGGAGCATGATGTCCTGCTTGTCCACGGTCACATATGCCTGTGCGAGTTCACCAGGTGCTATCGACGCAAACGGCACTTCGGGATCACGACCCCATCGGCTGACGAACACCTTGTCAAGAACGGTGCGGTCAATGATGCGCTGCTTCTCGTCGCGTGAGAGCTGGCGGCCGACGCGCTCCTGCTCGGCGTTGATGAGCGTCTTGACGTTGTCGCGCATGTAGAGCGACTGTGCAGCCGCTGCATCATCACCACGTGGAGGATTGGCGATCTTGTTGAATCCGTTCCGAAGCAGCGTGGACTCGAGCTGATCTGCGTCGATGGTCGCGGCGACGATGCGATCCGGCTTGGTGCGCTCCGACATCAGCTTGACGAAAGTCGAATGCGTCATCTTGTTGCGGTTGCGCTCAAGCCAGTCGCCCTCAGCGACAAGCGCCGGGTTACGTGCGACCTGCTCCATCACCGTCATCTCGTCCTGCTGCCGCTGGCCTGCCATGTACTTTGCTCGGTCAACGGGCCGGAGCCGGCCGAACTGATCTGCCGGCATATCGGCGAGGCTGTTCCCAGGCACGGCGAGGAACTGCTCCGTGTTGTCAATCAGCGTGCGGTATTCCTGCTCAATCAGGGCATCATCCTGCGCGAACTGCGTCCGCAATTCAGCCTGGACAAACTTGCGAGTCTGGTCGTCCGCAATCTGATCGGTTAGGACCAACGCTTCGCGCAACGTCGTCGGCGGCTCGACCGGGCCGTCCTTCTGCTGCCAGTAGGTATCCGGGTCGCTCTTGGACATCAGAAGCCCGGTGTCCTTGATGCTCGCTGCCAGTTCGCCAACCACCGACCGCTGACGGTTTGCATCAACGGAATCCGCGAGCGCCTGGCGAGTCTTGCCGTCGAGGCTATCCACGGTCGCGGAGTCGGACAGGAACTCGCTGGCACCCGCGTAGTTCTTCTCGGCCATCAGACCATTTACGATCCCGACCGCCATCCGGTCGTATACCTTCTGCTCGAGCTGCTTCATCTGCGCCGAGTCAGGCGCGTAGCCCATCAGTTGGCCGGCCTTGCGGATCTCATCGACGGCGGTATCGGCGTTGGCCGCATACTGAATCAGGCCGACCGGGCGACCCTCTGCATCCGTCAGCCCGCGCTGCGAGTACGCCTGGATGGCGTAGTCGGCGCTCAATTCGGCGCGGGCCGTGGCCTCATTCGTCTGGTAGACGCGAAGCTGCTGCACGCGGTGCTGGCCCATGCGGCTCTGGAAGATGCCCATGTTGCGCGCAAGGATCGGGGAAAGCATCCGACGCTGCACGTCGTTGTCAAGCATGCCCATCGCCGACTGCCCCGCCTGGGAGAGTTCGGCCTGCATGGCGTCGTAGTTCACCTCGGCATCCTTGCCGATCATGGACGAATACTTATCGGCCACCGCCTGCATGCCCCTGCCGGCCGCTACGTCGGCTTCCTTGGTCTTCGCCTCGTCGATACCGTCTTGGATCGCCGAGCCGAGCCGGAACGCCGCCATGCCCGTCTGCGTGAGCTGCTGACCAAACCGTGCGACCTGCGGCGCTGCCAGGTTTTCAGCGGGAACGATGCCGGGGGCGGCGAAGTCGCCGATGTCGCCGGCCCCCTGCGGAGCGACCTGCGGGATGAAGCTGGTGGGTACGGTCGGCATGGGTCAGATCCTCTGCGTGGAGACGCCCTCGAGCAACTCCTCGATGCGGCGGTTGCGCGCCCAGGTAGTGGCGATTTCGGTCGCACTGCCAAGCAGGCTCGTGCCGGCAGCGAGGCCCGGATAGATCGTGTTGGCGGTGGACTGGAGGTTCTGCGCGGAAATGTCGGCCATCGTGGCACCGACTCCGATGTTGAAGGCCCGCAACCTTGCGGCCTCCTGCTCGCGCACCGTGGACGCGTTGATGTTCAGGCGGTCGATTTCCTTGACGAGGTCCATGCTGCCGATGATTTCCTTGGCGCTGCCCACGCCCAGGACGGCACCGCGTGAAGCAAGTGCTGCCTGCGCGCTCGCACGCGCCTGCCCAGCACGCATGGAATACTGCCCGAACCGAGCCGCGCCCTCGCGGCCAATCTGCCCTGCCGTGAACTCGGCAGATCGCTGGTTGATTCGGCCCATCTCGGCCGCAAACCGCTGGTTCTGCGCCTGCATCTTGAGCTGGTTCTGCTGGCTCTGTGCCGCGTAGAACGCGCCAATGGCGCCAGTGATCGAACCAAAGACCCCCGCGATGGGACCAGCAACCGTCATGGCTTGGGCAAACTGCGAGGTGAATGACGGGGACGTTGTTCCAGCGCCGACCGCATACGACTGCCCGGTCAGCAGGGTCGGTCCGATTGGACTGGTGGAGAATGGAACCTGTACGACTGCCATGTCAGCCTCCGATGCTCACTTCAAGGGTCAATCCGACGATGGTGAGAGGAAGTGGGTCAGACTGGCGCACATAGATGCGCCCCGCCTGCTGCCACGTCGGCGTGAGCTTGACACTGATTTCGTCCGTCTTGAGCGCGGGCGGCGAACCGTATGGCTCCGTGGTTCGCTGCTTGGCCTCAACGAGGTTGTCAGCGTTTGGGCCGACGAAGATTCCGCTCGAGCGGTAAACGCGCAGGAATGCCTCGTTGACGTTCTTGGCACGCCCCTGGCCGAACGCCTCCATTTGGAGCGCCATCGGGAGCGTCTCGAGATCGCTGACGTAGGGAAGGCCCACATGGACGACCGTGCTTGCACGCTGCAATACGGCCACCCCGCCCGTAACCGTCACCTGCGGCATCACGGCACCGTCCGCAAGGATGCTGACGGTCTTGCCTTCGAGGTGCGTCAGGCCGGCCACCGTGTCACGTGCGAACGACCATACTGCCGTCGCCACGCCACGCAGGGCTACGGGCAGCACGAGATCAGTCCGTGCCGTCGCCACCGTGGTGGAGGTCGTGGACAGGATCGTCAGGCGGTACGTGTTCCCGTTCGCATCGGTCAGGACGATGGCGTCGCCAACGTCCGTGGTTGCAGGGAACTGGAACAGTGCGCTGCTCGCCGTGATCGTCAGCACGTCGGCCGGACCCCAGGTCGTGCCGCCAGTCACCGTCACCGTGGTCGCAGTCGTGTTCGTGCCGTCGTAGGTCAGGCCGCTGTCCACGAAGAAGCAATCTTCGATGTCGCCGATCTGCCGGCTAGCGAACCGTTCGACGTACCGCTTAGTCACCCCGCCGATGGTCCTCTTGACGATGACGTACAGACGGTCCTCGGCACCCTCGGCAACGGCAGCGCACGTCTCGAAGTCGCCGTCCGTTTCGTGCTGGTGCCATGCGCCGATCTGCTGCTCTGGGATGTACGTCAGCCCGAGCATGCTGCCCGTGCTTGAGATGAACCACAGCAGCGGCTGCGGAGCCTTGCTGTAGCACATGTCCGTGATGTCGAAGTTGTCGAACAGGTGCGTTGACCTGATCGACAGGTCGCCAGTCACGAACCCGCTTGCCTGCCAGGAATAGCCAAGCTCGCGCACGTGGCCGTCACGCGCAGAACAGTACACCACCGTGTTGTTCACGATGGATGGCTGCACGTTGTTTGCACCAACGTATGACTGCGGACGCACCGAAATGGTGGTCGGCGAGATCACATCGCTGTTCACCGGGCTGACGCGCCACTCGGCGGCGCTCGTCAGCGCGAGAAGCTGCGTCAGCGGGACGAGGTGACGGATCGTGTTGGCCTCGCGTGCGGCGACACGAAATGCAATGCGGTCGGTGTCAAGAAGCGGGATGTGGTAGGAGATGTCACTCTCGGTTCCGGTGCGCGTCATCCACAGCGTCTGCGGCGCATTGGTCGTGCCTGCGAACACGCGGCGCTGCTCGAAGTAACTGACTGCGCCAGGGTAGTTCCCGCTTGACGCAAATACGGTATCGACGATTGGCGGCGTGATTCCGAGATCGGGACCGATGTTGTTGTCAGTGAACGTCGTCAGGTCGGTCTGTCCGATCAGGCCATACAGCCCATTCTGACGCTTGTAGATGTTGTAGCGAGCAGCGCCAGACACGGCCGACCACGAGATCGTGTTGCTCGATCCCTGCGCGTTGAGGTTGTTGTTCGCGGTTGCAGCCGCGCTCGGCGCACTCTCGTCGATTCCGTTCGGAGCAATTGTGGTGACGACGTAGTAACTGGTGAAGTCCAGCGACTTGTCGCCAAACTGCACGTATCCGCCGCTCGACCACGTTCCATAGGATGTCGTATCAAGTTCGATTCCGCTGCTGTATGTGCGGACGCGGAACTTGTCTCCGGCACTTATGTGAGAAACGATGTAGTAGTCATCAGGGAACGGATTCGTCCACGTTCCGCCGTCAAGGTACACCGGATCTCCAACTGACAATCCATGCGGCGCGGTCGTATGCGCGACGCCAGGGGAAGCGGACGTGAATCCGATGAGGTCAAGAGCCTCGCCGCGGTTTGCAGTCGCTGTCACGCTCGACGGCGAAGTGACGGTCGAAGCAAACGATATCGTAGTCAGCGTCCACGTGGTTGCACCCAGCCGGCGCAACTCACGCGGTGCATAGTTCGGGTGTACGAGCGTCAGCACGTCGGCAGACTGCACGTAGTGAATGTCGAACAGGTCGGCCTCGGCGTAGGGATTCGGGATCTCGTAGATCCCCGCCGGCAGCGGATACCAGTACGTCGCGTTCGGAGGCGTCTGATTGACTGCCTGAAGAATGCAGTAGTAGTTCACGCCTCCAGACGAGACGAGATCTCCGACCGCGTAGACCTGGTTGGACGTGATCGTTCCGCTGCCAGCAGTCGTGATGTCGATTGCAGACCCGGTCGCGGTCAGGGACAACTGGTAAGTATTTGCCGCAGCATTGATAACGTAGTACGTGGTAGCGGCTACAAGCGGTGCGGGCAACGTGGTTGTCGCCGACACCTGCACTGGCGTTCCGTTTGCGTATCCGTGCGCGTTGCTTGTAAACGTCTCCGTCCCGGTATTGACGGCAGTGATGGTCTTTGTCGTTGAATAAGCCGCTGGCGTACCAGGACCAAGCGTCGCGCCCTGCGTGTGGAACCGGAAGTACCCCGCGCCAAGCTCGAGCACCAGCGTTTGCGTGGTGCTGAACGTGAACGGGATCAGACGCGTGCGCTTCGTGCTGTCCTTCACCTCGCGCACGAATGCCGTGCCTGGTCGGTTCTCTGCCGGACCCTGCGGAAGCGCGATGAAGTTGAGCAACTTCGCTGCGCCTGTCTGGAACTTCACGTCATCAATCCGGCCCCACATTTCCGGCGACACTTCGCCGCCGGCAAATGACCGCGTGTAGGTTCGGGTAAGCGCCATGTCAGCGTCCAGAGATCCAGGAGGTGATGTGACCGGGCTTCACGTCGCGCTGGCTTGCGTCGGATGCGCGTGCCTGTCCGAGGTAGATGGCGACCATCTGCAGGCATCGCTGCCCCTGCCGTGCGCCTTCTTCACCCTTGACGACCGGGCCGGCAAGGAACGACGCGAGCTGCCATGACAATGCAATGGTGAACAGCGGGTCGAACTTGGTCGGGTCGCTCACCAGCGCCTGATAGCGCAGGAGCGCGGTTTCCTGGTTCGTGTAGATGATCTTGTTCCCGAGCGTGTCCGTCTCGATCACGTATTCCTGCGGCACGTACACGCCGGCGGTCGTGATCGGCGGGTTCGTCCATCCGAAACCGTAGCGGTCGGCGGGATACGCACGCACCGTGTAATCGTTCTCTGCCTCGGGCGGCAGCACGGCCACGGCGGTCATCATGTCGCCAGGGCATGCGTATGCGTATTTCCACATGGTGTACGGCATCGTCACCTGCGCGAGGCTGACGCGCCGCGATGCGAACGACCACGTATGCATCTGGAGAAGCATGTCACGTGCGACCGGGTAGAACCGGGCGCAGTGCTCTGCCTGTGCTGATCCCTCCGGCGGATCAATGCTTGCGACGGTGGCGTCATCGCCGAGGTGCGCGAGGGCGAGGTTGCAAATTTCAACGACCGATGGCAAATTATTCGCTCCTCCCGTAGGAAGGGAGGGGCGCCGTGGTTTCCCGCCGACGCCCCTCCCTGTTCACTAACTCGTTACAAGCTCACTCCGTGCCTGCGGACTCAGCCATCTTGCCCTTGCGGAGACGGCGCTGCGGTGCATCGGAAACAGTCGGTTCGGTTTCCGCGCCCACCTCTTCGATGTACTCGAGGTGGTGGTTGCGCGGTCCGTTGTACTCGAACACGTCTCCGGGCTGGCGCAGCCCGTTGTCCACGAAGCAGAGAATCTTGGCCTTGACCTTCGGCATGGATAGCTCCTATCAGGCAACCGTGAAGCCAGAAGCGTAGAACTTCTTGCCGTCCTGGTAGTTCAGGACGATGTCGGCGGAGATGACGCCAGAGCCGCTGCCGGCAGAGGTCACCACGTTCGCGCCGAGGTAACGCTTCTGCGCGGTGGTCAGCAGCTGCGAGCCAATCGGGATCACGACCTGCGTGCCAACCGCGATAGCCGTTGAAGGGCTGTATTCGCCAATCACCACGACGTTGGTGTCAAGGCCAGTGTCATCCGCCAGAACGACCTGATAGATCGGGTCGGTGCTAGCGGCGAGAGCCGTGGTCACAGTGAACACGACGTACAGCGTCGTGCCTTCCGAGAGTTCCACGTTCTGGTTTCCCTGTGCGACGGTGTACAGCGAACCGCTTGCGGTTGCGGTGTACGCGGTGTTGTTGCGGAGATCCACGACATCGGGGAAGTCGTAGGTTCCGGTTGCGGTCAGCGTGACGCTGCCGAGGCGAAGGTTGTTATCAAGAATCATTGTGTGTCCTTTCTGCTTTACCTATTAGGTAAGGCGGGCTTCTGCGTTGATGAGGGCATCGACACGGCGGCACGGAACGCCGAGGAACGACAGCCACGAATAGGGGGTACCGAACTGCGACAGACCCTGGTTCACGGCCAGAACGTTCTGGCTGCGATCCATTGCCTTCACGGCAAGTCCGCTGTGGACAGTGCGGTTCATGTAGAACGCAGCGCGACCCATCGACATGTTCGGGATGCGGTACATGGCGCGTGCCATGAGCTTGATGAGATCGGTAGCAGCGGTATTGGCCTGCGTTCCGGTCGCACCAACGAGATCGCTCACGTCGATGTTGGCGATGCGGACAACGTAGCGCCAGTCCTTCACGACCAGGCCGTTCTTCCACTGGTAACGGGTGGCGTAAGCCTGGAGACGGTTGTTGCCGTCATACACGGTCTGCTCGCCAAGATCCTCGTGCATGAGGCCAGCGGTCGAACCCTTCGGGAACGGGCAGTAGACGGTGTTGTCGCCCCAGACAACGAGGTACACCGAGGTGTTGTCGGTGCTGGTGCCGCCGCCTTCGATGATGTTCTGGCCGACGCCCGACGAGCCAGGGGCCGCCGAGTAACGGGCCGCGAGGCCGAGGAACGACTTCGGCTCGATGGCGGGGTTGCCATAGAACATCGTGACCGCCTGCGTCTGGTTCATGGCCTCAAGGAAGGCCACGTCTTCGGACAGGCGGAACTGCGCGGTGTTGCCGTTCAGCATGGCGAGATCCTTATCGACCTCGCTGCGAGCCTCGAGGATGCCGCAGGCTTCATCAACCTGGGCAGTCTGCGACTTGCTGTTCGGGATGCCCTGGTTGAGGGCGCGCCAGTACACGGCCGGCAGGCCGGTGCGGATGACGACGCGCTCGCCGGTGGGCAGGTTGCCCTCCTTGAACACGCAGTCCTCGAGGATCTCGTTCGACTGCGAGAGGAGTTCCGCGACGACCGGAACGCGGCCCTCGGGATCAGTGCGCTTCGCCCAGTCGGCGAGCGTCAGGTTAGTGCTGGAAAGAACTGCCATTGTGGTTTCCCTTTCGTGGGTTTAGGTGCTGGAGGAGTACATGGCGTCGGCGAGGTCATTGAACGAGCGGGGTCCGGCCGACTTGGCCTCGCCCTTGGTGCCCGTGACCATGCTGTCCTCGCTGATCGCCTTCCCGGCGCGGAACATGAACCGGATCACTTCCGGGTGGTTCCCGAGGCCGGACTCGTTGAGCAGGCTGCGGAGTTCGGTGGTGCCGAACGCATCGAGCGCCTTCTTCGCCACGGACAGGTTCTCCGACAGACGCTCGCCGCCAAACTCCTTGTCGGCCTTGCTGCTGTCGGACCATCCGTTGCGAACTGCCTCGATCTGCGCCGCCTGACGTTCAGCCAGCTTGGGGCCGACTGCGTCAAGGACGCGCTGCGCGGCTTCCTGCGACAGGTTCAGTTCCTTCGCCACCTTTGAGTATTCAGCAATGACCTCGGAGTCGAATGATTGACCCTCCGGTGCCTTGAACTCGTAGGTTTCCGGCGCGGTCGGCTTGGCGTCGGCGGGTGCCTCGGCGGCCTTGGCGTCGTTGGCTTCAGGAACCTTGCCGGCAGCGGCCGCATCTGCGGCTTGCTGGCCCTGGGTCGTGGTCGCCTTCTGCTCGCCACCGTACAGCTTCTCGGCCGTCGCCGAGACAACTGCGGCAGCATCGGATGCGGGAGCGGCTGTAGTGTTGGTTTCAGCCGTTTCCATCATCGTTGGTTCGTTCATCGTGTGCCTGTTCCTTCATCATTGCCGGATACTGGTCCGGGCAAAGCGCGTGGACCATGCCGAGCATCCGTAGCCCGTAGTTCCTGCCACCCTCCGCAAATGCCATCGACATCGCGTTGGTGTTGAAGGAACTGCGGAACACGCCCGCCTGGTCCAGCAGCCGCCACACAATGCGTCGGCCGCGCTTGCTAGACATGAGCCACTTCACGTCGGCCTCCTCGTTCTGTCGGTCAAGGCGATCACGAAGCTCTTTGTTGGCTCGGTCACGCTCTTGGCCCCGCAAGTCGAGGGGGTCGTAGTTGCTCACGGCGGGACTGTATCCCTGTGGCTAATGCTTACGGGTACTGTTAGACCTCAACACCAGAGGGCGAGCCGTACCCCGAGAACATGTTCATCACGTCGGTCAGCGCGTTCTGCTGCCCGGTCGGTGCCTGCGCCATGTTCTTGACGCTCTGCGAGGTCTGCTGCATCGCGGCAGCCTGTTCCTTCGCAGCCATCGCCTGATTGCGCGCATCGCGCAGGACCGCGACTTCCTTGTCGGCGATGATGAGCGACGGGTCCACGCCGAGCATGTCGGCGTATACGTCGGCCCACTGGTCTTGGTCGAACTTGTCCAGGATGTCCGGCTTCATGCGGGCGATAGCACCGAGGTTGCCGACGAAACGGTCCACGGCATTGGTGCCGATGGCACGCTGAGCCTGCGCCAGCATGGACACGAACTCGACGTTCAGGTCCATTCCCTGCAATTCCTGCGGGGCGGGCGGCAGTGCGCCAGCAGCAACCATGCGCGTGAACGTGATGTCAACCAGCGGAGACAGCAGCTCGTTGTGCAGGCGCTCGAGGACAGGCCCGAGCATGAGGAGCTTCTCCTCGTGGCGCTCGGCGACCTCGGTGGCCGTCATGCGGGTGTTCGGGGTGTTAGCGAGCATCAGGAACAGGTCCGCGTAGAACGAACCACGCACGCGCTCGCGGCAGTCCACGATGTCATTCAGCAGGTACTGAAGGTTCAGGTTCACCTCGAACGCGGTCTTGATCCCGTTGGATTGGCCGTCGTAGTACGACACGCCGCCCGGGAGCGTTTCCACGTCGCGGTTCTTCATGGACGCCGGCACCTGGAGGGGCGGCTTCGTCTGGTAGTCGATGGCCTGCGCCTTGCGGAGCTGCTCGTGCTGGAGCTGCTTGATGTCTCCGAGCGCCTCCATGCCAGGGCTGTTGCCGTAGATGTCGCCACCAACCACGGACCAACGCGGGCAGAGCGCCGGGAAATACTGGAACCCGCTCTCGCGCAGGAACACGCCTTCCTCGCCGCCGACCTCGAAGTAATACGAACCCCAGGGCATGTTCTTGGCGTCGCGCTTGCCCATGTCGCGGTCTGCACGCGGTTCGATGCAGTGAATCACTGGCACCCACTGGTCGAGGTTTCCGGTGCGGTACATGTTCTGCACCGACACGCTGCACTTCTCGAGGCCGAACTCCTTCACGACCTGCGAGACGGTCATCTCGAACTCTCGATACAGCGTGCAAACGCGGCCTTTCGCGTCGGTCGAAATGCAGTATTCGCCGCAGGTCAGCGGGTAGTGGTGGATGACCGTCTGGTAGTCGGGAAGCAGAATGGTGGCTGCGGTGCCGAACGTGCCGAGTTCCTCGTACATCTGGTGCAGCGCGTTGTAGGTGTTCGACTTCTGGAACACGCGCTGCATGCGCTTCGTCACGTCATCGAGCCACAACTTGACAGGCTCGTAGGAGTTGAGTTCCGGGTCCGGCGTGGCGAGGCGGAACCACTGGCGCGCCGGCGACGTTGCGCCTGACATCATGCCAGCACCAAGGATGCGCAGTGCGCGGGTACCCGTGGAGTCGTAGATGTTGTTGTGACGGCGGTATCCGCGGTCACGATCCTGGCGGAAGTAGCGTCCGTTGCGCGGCAGGATGTAGGACGTGAGTTCCTGCCAGTGCGCAAACCACGACGCACGCTCGCTCTTGAGCTGGCCCCACCGGGTGAACAGTCGATCCCGCGTGGGAGCGCCAGGATACGACGAGTTGTCTCCGGTGTACTCGCTCATTTAGCCCCCGAGGAGCGACGTGCGCCCCAGCTGAAGTTCCTGCGTGTTGACGCCCATCGGCCCGGTGAGCATGGTGCTCGAGGGACCGCCACCCATCTCGGCGGCGGCGCGGCCCATGATGTCGGCAACGGCTGGTTCGGCGCGGTTGGCGGCGGCCATCGACTGCTGACTGCGGCGCTGCTGGGTGCGCGCTGCGGCCGCGGCGGCGTCCTGCGCCTTCTTCTGCTGGCTCATCGCCTGCCGCTGCATGGACGCGCCACGCTCGCCGGCAGCGATGCTGTAGCCCGTTCCTGCCGCTGCTGTGCCGGCGGCAGTGGCTGCCAGGCCAGCCGCGAGTGCGTTCGTTGCGCCTGCGCCGAGTGCGGTGCCGAGCGCGGTCAGTCCGCTGACAACGAAATGTCGCTCGCGGCGTGAGGAGAGGTCGTGGATTCGTCGGATGCTGCGGTTGAACATTGGATGACCTTCATAAAAGTGCGTTCGCTCACCTCGTAGCCGAGCCTTTGGAGGATCGACCCTGCCGGACTGCCGGCTTCGAGGACGATGTCGGACATGCAGGCGACTTGCGCCCCTTGTTCTTTCGCCCACCGTTCAAACTCGAGCAGCATGCGGATGCCTTCCGGGCGGTTGCGGAAGTCGGGTTGCATCCACCAGACGTGTTCGAGCGCGATGCGCGAGCTGGGGTTGAACCAGCACGGGACGATGGACGCAGCCATAAACCCGCGAATGCGGCCATCAATCTCTGCCACCCAGACGCGGCCCACCGAAGCAAGCTGGATGATGGCTGCGCGTGCGTCATCGCTATACATGGGCAGCACGTTCGCATACTTCGTGCCTGACATGAACTCCATGCCCATGTCAACAATGGCCTCGATGTCCTGCTCGTTCGCTTGCCTGACCATGACTGTAGACCTCCGTCTAACGGTTACGGGTACTCACCTGCTCATACGGGTCGTAGTCTGTCGGCCGCGTGTCGATGCGCTCGCGCACCTCGCGTGGCAGCATCTTCGATACCGGGTACGCGAACGTCAGGCACAGCGCGTCGGCCATGTCCGGGCTTCCGCCGCCCTGGAGCCGCTTCTTGATTTCGTCCTTCGACTCGAGCACGCGCTTGCCGGCAGCGTCGTACCAGTAGATCGGCGTGCTGATTTCCTGCTTGAGCGTGATGTCGTTCGGGATCGAACCACCCGCCTGTATCCATTCGCGTATGGCCCACCACATCTCGGTGCGCTTGTTGAAGAACAGGTTGGCGTAGGTGGCCTTGCCGCCGAACGGCACCTCAGTTACGTCGTATCCGAGTTGCCGCAGGCGGTCGATTACGCCCGCGCCTGCCCCGGCGTCGATGAACACGGCGTCCGGGTCGCGGTCCTCGATGACGTTGGCAACGGCCGCCGCCAGCGCCATGTTGTCGATGCCGTGGTGAACGATGGGCTTCTCCATGCGTAGCCCCTGGCGCAAGACAATCACGCTGCGGTCGTCCCCGAATCGGGCCGGGTCAACGCCGACAATGAGCGGCTGGTCGATGATGTCGCCGTCCTGGTACTCGCGCTGCGACGCGTTCTCGGCGTCGGAGAGGCTGATGAGCTGATCGTCGCCGGCCGCGCTGAAGTCGCACAGGTACTCGCGTGCGAACGCCGCCTCGGGCATGTCGCGCTCCAGGCGCTTCACTTCGTCGGGCGCGAGCGCGTCAGTGTCGTATACCGTGTACTTCGCCGCATACCAATCATCGAGGGAGCCGCTCGCGGCGCGGTAGTACAGCTCGCTGAACATGTTGATTCCGGCGGGTGTGCCGATGAACAGCGCCCAGCCGCGGCGGTCGGAGAGCGCTGGCTGGATGATGGCTTCCCATACCTCGGGCTTGATCTGCGCGACCTCGTCGATGACGCAGCCGTCGAGGCGCACGCCACGCAGGGCGTCGGGGTTGTCGCCACCGAACAGGCGGATCGTGGCTTTGTTGTGCTTGAACGTGACGGCGAGGTCGGCCTCGTTCACATCCACGGTCCCGGTGCGAATGAACGGGTCAATCCTCTGCTTCAATCGCGCCCAGGCGATGGCCTTGGCCTGCTTCAGGAATGGCGCGACGTATACGAAGAACCCGAGATCCGACGTGCACTTGACTGCCCGGTGGAGCAGCTCCATGAGTGCGAGTTCGGTCTTGCCAGCGCGTCGGTGCAGGGCGAGGACGGTGAACCGCCGGCGCTCGAGGTGGCACCGCCGCTGCCATTCACGCGGGTCGTAGCCGAGGCGGATGGTCTTACGCATCGGGGACGCCCGTGATGACGTTCAGGCTGATGCCACCGCCATGCTCGAGCTGCTGCCTATCGCCGTACTTCTTGGGGTTCCACTTGGCAAGGAGCTTCAGGCGCGTCTCGACCTGGAGCCTGCGCCACGCAACCTCGGTCTGGTCAAGGGGCTGCGTATCGGCAAGAGTCACGCACTGGTCGGCAATCACGTCGTGGCCGTCCTCGCGTGCGCGTGCGATGCGTGCCACAAAGTCTTCATCCTTGTCCATCCAGTGGTACACGGTGCGCCATTCCGGGTTCCCCGGCTGCCTGCACCATTCGCGCAGGGGCTTGCCGTTTGACAGCCACGCGACGAGGGCGTCGGCGTGGTGTTCCGGCACGGCCTCAGGCGGCCGGCCTATCTTTCGCTTGACGAGGGCGTTTCCAGTCGGCTGGGAGACAGGCGCGACGCTGGTATCGGCAGATTTTGCTGACAGTGGTCCAGCGGAGTCCGAGGTGCTTGGCGATACGACGATATCCCCAGCGGTGTTCTTCGTGGAGTTCGCGGATCTCTTGGACGATGGCCTCTGGGATCGTGGCATTGTGGTGTGTTTCCCCCACGCGGCGGCCGTTCTCGCCGTAGGCCGCGAGCTTTCTCACTTGCGCTTCTTGCCCTTTGCCTTCACGTCTGCGCGGTTGAACTTCTTTGCGACTGACATGGGGACTCCCACCTTCTTTGCGAAGCTTTGGGAGTGGGCGGCTGCTTGCATCAGACGGCGCTGGGCCGGCGACTTGCTTGGCATTACGTGGCTTCCTTGGCGGTAAGGGTGATCCGTAGTCCTGCTGCATCTGCAAGCGTGATAGCGGAATCGAAGGTGGCGGTGCGCTTCCCGATGACGGGCGCGGTGGACAGCAAGCACATCACGGTATGCGCTCGAAGCTTGCCCTGCTGCTCGAGGTCGCGTGCGACCTGGCTGCGGGTTCGGCCCTGTGCGACGACAGCCGTGGTCACGGCTGCCTTGAAATCGTCATACGAACTAATATCCATTTCCCAAAGTATATCAGGGTTTGCACAGGGGCTCGCCGAAATCTTCGGAGGTTGCCGCCCAGATGAGACGCGGCGTGCCTGGGCCGAGTTCGTTGGTTTCGATGTTGTCGGTGACGAACGTGCGGGCTTCGCCGATGGACATTTCGTGCTCGTCGCGCAGGCGTGCCGCGATCATGTCTGCGGAATATACGGCGACGGGTATTCCTGACCGTTCAGTGGACTTTGGGTACATGATCCCAAGTAAACAATCTTCCATGTTGGCGAGCAGAATGGGATGTCGCCGCCGTCGCATGGCGGCAGTTTACCGTGCCGTGCTACGTTCTCTGTGGGTTCTTGCGGCAGTATTCGATGGCGACGGCCAGCACGCGGTGCGTGTCGGGGCTGATCCCGAGGCGCTCCTTCGCTGCATCAATCTCCGCGGCAGTTGCGGTCTTTAGCACCTCCTTCGCCCACGCGTCCCAATCCGCGTACTCCGCCGGCGACGGGCCTTGCAAGGAGGTCGCATCGCGCCGAGTCTGCACGACTTCGCCACGCGCAAGGACATCGGCCTGTGGCACAATCGCGCAGTACGCCTTGTGAATCGCAGCGATGTCCGGCTTCGTGTCGCGCTCGAGGCGGTGCTGGCGAATGCATTCGCGCAGCTTGTCCTGGTGCAGCGACCCCCATCGCTCGTTCAAGAGCCGCGACAATTCAGGCTCGAGCATCCACTTCGGCCACAGTTCCCCCATCAGATTCCGATTGTCCATCCATGTGATCGTTTGCATACGCGGGAGTATACAGACAGGCACTCCCGGCTGCTAGCGTGGGGAATGACGTTCAGGAGAGAACGATGCGGATGTATCCGCAAGGAAGTGAATCCGATCCGGCCTTTCGCGCCGCCGCTCTGCTGCGCTCCGCAGGTGCTTCGCTCCGCGGCGGCTCATCGCAGGGGACGTTCAGGTTGATATCAGTTCACACGGTGAGCGCGAGGGAAGCATGACCCCCAAAGGGGGCCACGTTCAACCAGCCCACGCGGAGCCGCGCATCGGTCGAAGCCACGAATTTCACCATTTCGCTGGAGGATTGCCAGCCGCTACCTTCGTGGGGGAGCGCACCTTTCGGTGGCGCAGGGTAGGGTCAAACCCCTGCGACTACATCCATGCTCCCCTACCGCGCCGGGAACGTGTTGCGGCATTGTTGACCCTGAGGCCAGGTACGGTACAATGCAACCGCGCAGGAATTAGACGCCCGCATGATAGCACCTCGGTGCCAACATGCAAGCGCATGAAACGGCGTGGGTTTCGACTCACGCCGATTTCATTTGACAGGGTGATACTTCCCTGTACCATTCGCTTGTCGGGCGTTCGTTTTTGCGATAGTCTGCGCGTGCAGGCTATGCCCGACAATTTAGCCCCCGGAAGCGCGGCCTGGTTGACGCAAGTCCCAGGCCGTGTTCTTTCCGGTACCGGAAATTGCCGCGTACATGGAATCGACACATGCATGAGACAGCAGCGCGTGCTTTCAGCGTCGCGCCCTGTCCCGGCGGAAGGTTGTTGCTACCCCAATGCTGCGCTGCCGACGGTCGTACCTCGCGGCCTTCTGCGCCGGCGCATGTGGGTGGTTGGCCTCCGACAGCCGCAGACCCACGTCTCCGCAATTGAAGTATATCATCACGCATATGCCTCGCCATGCAAATCTGCCGTTTCACCTGTACGTGCACGTCTGCAACACGGCGCTCGGCCCCAACATGCCAGCCGGCACGACACGCGGGATTTGGCACGCCATCTACGCGAGGCCTGGTCAAGTCGTGACGGGACACGTGCTGCTTGAGACGGGCGCGGAATGGTGCGGCGTCCCGCTCCACAAGCTCGCAGCTCGAGCGGAGGCATTCGAGCGCAAGGCGCTCCCTGGCTTCTGCGAACCGCACGACCTCCAGCCGTGGGGAGCAATGGGCGACCACGCCGAGGTTGTCCACATGGAGTATCTCGAGGGACTAGCGATGATGGGCGTCAGCCCGGAACGCGGGTTCTGCGGCCGGCACACCGGGATCGTGATCGACTGGGCGGATGGGTTCAGCAGGTACCCCCAAGAGCACAAGCCGCTCAACCTCATTGAGCGGTCGGACGGCAGATATCTCCTGTTCCCCAACAACTACTGCCGATTCATGGATTTCCACTTCACGTCGCACAAGCGCGATGCCGACCTCGCCAAGTACCGACGCGGCGAGGACGTGTACTGGCTCGATTGATGATCGCGTGTACACGTCTCAATAACGTGTACGCAACTTCCACTTTCTTGAACTTTACTGCTCGCGCCTGTAGCCCAAACGCCACAGCAGCCGTGCGATGTCGGTCGCCGTATCTGCTATGGCTTGCTCGTCAAGCTCGGGCCGGATGCAGTGGAGGGCTTCATGGATGGTGGTATCCAATCGGTCCTTCTCGGACGGCCAGGTTGCCACGCGAATAATGCGACCATCGACGTGGCCTGGGTCTTGCATGTCACCGTAGTCCCGCATGTTCGGGACAAATCGCAGCGTCCAATACTTGCCGCCGAGTCGGACGCGCATGGTGGCCTCACTTGAATCCGCGCTTCATCGCCTTGTATGCCGAGGGACTGACGGTGGACTTCGACTTCGGTCGGCTGGTGCCGGCCGCACGTCGTGCGTTGATGTTTGCGTACAGGCCGCGCTTTGCTGTCTTCTTTGCCATGATGTTTATCCTCTCGAGTTCTTGCCGCTGCACTTCCACTTCGCACGCGAAAGCCGCAGCGGGCTGTTCGGATCGCGTGCCGCCGCAGGGTGCGCCTTCATCTGCGCGAAGCTGCGGGCGCAGTAGGCGTCGCCCTTGGCGGTTCCCGGCTTGATGCGGTCGCCGCCGCTCTTGGCCTTGCCGGCCTGACCATAAGACACCTTGCGGGTGCGCCCGGTTTCGGCGTTGCGGACGACCTTGACGAATCTCTTGCCCTTGGCTGGCGTTGGCATGTTTGCTCCTGAATCTGGGAATTAGTTACTGCGCCTCACGAACTTCAAAGCGCAGGGTACGCCCTGAAACGCCGTTTCGCCGCGCACACTCCATCCAAAACCGCAACCACAGCGCGCCCTTCGGCTTGGGCGGCATGCCCTTCTCGACGGCCCAGCCGTTCTGTTCGCTGAACTCGTCCTTGTATCCGGGCGACCGTACGTGCAGGACGCGGTCCAGGTAGGGGCGACCGTGCAGGGAGAGCCGCGCCCGCTGGATCGGCATGATCCACTCATCGTGCGTGTGGCCCGTCCAAATGATGTCGGCATCGGGCAGGTAGACCGCCATGCGCGAAGTCTGGATCGTGCCACGGGTGACCGGGCCGCCGCCGCCGTAGCCGTGATGCATGTACATCACGATGCTGTTCCCGAAGATTTGCCGGCGTACCTTGCCGCGCACCAGGAACCGCACCCAGTTTGCATAACTTCCTGCATATGCATGGCACGCCGTGTTGCGGGCCTTGGCAGCTTCAACCAGGCGCTCGTTCATGTCCGTTTCGTGCCGGCGCTTGATGGCTGTCTCGTGGTTGCCGGGGGCAAACAGGAGCGCCATGTCGGCGTGCGGCGCAATGTAGTCGGCGGTCGTGGTGACGACCGAGTCGAGGTAGCGGCCCTCGCGGTGTTCCGGCCGACAGGCCGAAGTGTCACTGCGCGGGTCCCATTTGCCCTGCATGCAGCACAGGAAATCGCCGTTGGAAATCCACTGCGCCCCGCGCTCGCGGCACTGGCGCATGTGGCGGTCAAACATCTGGCGGTCGGCGTGCGCGTTGTCGATATGGGCGTCGGAAATCAGCAGGAATTCCTGCGACCAGTTGGCGGACGGCACGGCCCCGTCGAAGTCCATTTCGACCGTAAACGATCCAGGCTGATGCTGCGTGATCGTTGCGCTCATGCTGCCGCACCATAGCGGCCGATGCCAGTATTTCACGTTGTAAGAAAAAATTGTCAGAATTTCTCACGGCTTCCCTCTTGACTGACGATATACGCATGGACACACTACGCGAGCGGGTTGCGGCACGTTGCCGAAACACGCACGTCATCGAGGAGAGAACGATGAAGATTCGAGACACCGTTACCAACCTGCTTGAGCGCAACGACCTTCGCAAGCGTCACAACGACGTGCTTCTTGCATGCGCGATCGAGCTGGGCGATTCGTTCAGCATGGAAGTCGTGAGCGCACACAAGCGCCTGGGCGAAACGCCCGTAGACAGCGAACATGAGTTCGACGCTGCCGTCATCGACATGGACATCGCCGAGCGGCGATTCCTCGCCGTCCACGCGAACACGGAGGTCGCACTGTGAGGGTCAGCCAAACACAGTACGTGCACCGCATCATGTGGATGGTGGAGACGCTTCACCGCCGGCCCATGACGCGCAACGAACTTGCGATGAAATGGGAGGTGACCCCTCGGGCGGTGAGTTATCTCATCGATACCGCACGCGACGCATTCGGCGTTCGCATTGAGCACATCCAGAACATTGGCTACGAGCTGCGTGATCCCGGCGTGTTCAGCCTGAGTGCGCTCCGGCGCAGGGAGGAGGAACGATGACCCTGTTCGACCCCATCGAGGCCGAGCGTCGCAAGGCTGTCGGCAAGGCGCTCGCGGCCGACCGCCGCAGCGAACTGCTTACGGCAGCACGTGGCTTTGCCGCGTTCATTGCATCCAACGGCAGCACCGTCACGAGCGACGATGTCGCAAGTCTCATGGCTTTCAGCGGCTTGGACTACAGCGAACTTGGCAATGCAGCCGGCAGCGTGTTCGACGAGAAATTTGTGTGGACTGGCACGGTCGTTCCTTCGCGGCGGCCAGCGTCGCACGGTCGCCTCATTCGCGTCTGGAGGCTCAAGTGAACTACCGCGAAATGACCGTAGACGTTACGTCGGACTACTTCCCAGGCAATGACGATATGCACGAATACCTTGGCAACAACCTGGTGGAAGCGGTTGTATCTGCGAAGTGGGAGGAAGACACGCGTGAATACTTCCATCCGCACGGCAGCACCACAAGCACGTTCCAGCGTCTGATTTCGTGGGAACTGGTGGCAATCAAATTGAACGGCACAATGCTCGTTAGCAGCAATACGCCGGCAGACTTCCCAGTTGCCGCGATTGTGGAACTTGCCGCAAGCGATGCGTTTCGCACCGAACTTGAGCGAGGCACACGATGAGATACCTGTCAGTATGCAGCGGCATCGAAGCGGCCACCGTTGCGTGGCATGGCCTGGGTTGGACCCCGGTTGGCTTCAGCGAGATCGAACCATTCCCAAGCGCGGTACTCGCGCACCACTATCCCAACGTCCCCAATTTCGGAGATATGACGAAGCATGAGCAATGGCCCCTTCAACCCGGAGCAGTTGACCTTCTCGTGGCTGGAACCCCATGCTAGTCATTTAGTGTTGCGGGACTCCGGCAAGGACTTAAAGACCCACGCGGAAACCTCATGCTTACCTACCTTGCAATCGCTGCACGTCTACGGCCTCAATGGGTTGTGTGGGAAAACGTCCCCGGTGTTTTGTCCAGCAACGGAGGACGGGATTTTGGTTCCTTCCTCGGGGCGCTGGGGGAACTGGGGTATGGGTGGGCCTACAGGGTCTTGGACGCTCAATGGGTGCGAACACACGGGCATCCCCGTGCCGTCCCGCAGCGCCGGCGACGTGTGTTCGTTGTCGGATGTCTTGGAGACTGGGAGCGTGCCGCCCAGGTTCTCTTTGAGCGCGAAAGCGTGCAGCGGGATTCTTCGTCGCGCCGAGCGAAGGGGCAAGGCGTTGCCTCCGATGTTGAAGGCGGCGCTCGAGGCGGTTGCTGGTGGGACGGAAGCGACTGCGCCGGGACGCTGACGAAGCAGAATGCAGGCGGCGGTCAGCGGATGCCGGACAAGGACAACCTCGGTGCGGTGTTGCAGTCCATCGGCTACCGCTGGCAGAATGACCGTGATGGTTTACAGCAGGACGATGCCGTTGCTGCCATGCGGGCTTCAACCGGGAGTTTTGGCTTTCATGAAATAAACCATCCGGTGGTGGTTCAACCCGTCCCATTTCGTGACGTTTCTCCAACGCTCACTAGTCGAATGCAAGGAAGCAGCGGTTGGGCACCCGTAAACGAAGATGCGCATTTGGTCGGACAGCCCGTCCCGTTCACCAAGTCCAAGCGCGCCCAGTCCGTGACCGATGACGAGACCCGGGTGGATGGGCAGGTGAATCCCACGCTCTCGCTGTTCGATCAGGGTGACACGCGGGCAACAACGGTCGCGGTGGCTTTCCCGATTGACACGCAGAACATGACCGAAGGTCATTCATCCGGCGGACTCGGATACGGGCAGTCCGGAGATCCGTCGTTCACCGTGACGAAGGGACACAGCCACGCGGTGGCGTTTAGTTCCAACATGAGCGAACCTGATTGGCAAATAGATGGAAGTACGCCAACAATCAAGGTTGGTAGCGGACTTGGCATTCCATCGCCGCCGGCGGTGGCATTTCAGCAAAACCAAATTGGAGAAGTTCGATGTAACAACATCGCTGGAACAGTCAACACCAATAGCAACGCAAGCGGACGGAACACTCCGATGGTGGCGCACGCGGCGGTGGCGTTCAGCGACACTTCTGCAACGCTCAAGGGTGGCAGCGGAGAACGCGGATATCCCGACCCCTCCGATGGAAATGGGCATTCAATGGTTGGAACAGCCATGACCGTGCGCCGATTAACAGCCAGAGAATGCGAAAGACTCCAGGCATTTCCGGATGATTACACGCTCATCCCGTGGCGCAAGAAGCAAGCTGAGGACTGCCCGGACGGGCCTCGCTACAAGGCGCTCGGAAACAGCATGGCCGTCAATTGCATGGCATGGATCGGTGAGAGAATTGCTGCACTGGAGAACAACCGATGAACGTCGATCACGCCATCCACCTGCTCAACAAGCGCGCCGACGAGCGCTTGGCTGCCGCCGCGAAGACGCCACCCGGTCAACGCGAGTTCGTCAAATACTGCCGCACCGAAGCGCGGTTCTTTGACGCCATCGCGGAGTGCATTGAGCAGCTGCAGAAGGAAGTGATTGAGGAACGCAAGAAGCGCGAGCTGACGAAAGACGGAGCGGAGCGCGCTCCCCGACCCATGCCAGCCATCCTGAAAGGAATGCGATGACATCCGAAATCGTAAACCGACTGAGGAAGAACAGCGAGTGCCTTGCGCCGTCGATCATGCTCGAGGCTGCCGATGCCATCGAACGCCTGATCGCCGAGCGCGACGAGGCGAGGCGGATGTATTGCGGGCGAGTCTCCCGCGATGTGCAACCTGATGCGTTTGATATTGCGAAAGACCACGGCTGGGATTGCTTTCCACAGGAGGACGGCAAGTGAGCGTATCTGATCTCACTGGAAAGATGTTCGTTGTCATTGATCACCTTCGTGATCAAGGCTTCACCGTTGGGCAGACCGAACGTGGGTTCGTCGCCGTCGATGACGATGGCGTCATCTTCACCGTCTCGCCCGGCCGAACCCATGTCTGCGTCGTACATCAGAAGAACGGCCAGTACATGGAACACCGTTGCAACGGACTGCCTGACGTTGAATGGTTCGATGACTTGACGAATGAGATGGTCCAATTCTCAAAGGGTCACGGCTAATGAGCGACAAGCAAGACATCGTTACTGAACTGCGATCATGGGGGAATGCTGGCGCAGACTTCGTGATGCACCGTGCCGCCGATGAGATTGAACGTTTGCGCGAGGAAGTACGCCGGCTGCGGGCGGTGATGCCAGCGCACATCAGTCGCATCCTCTACGAAGGCGAGGGGTGAGATGCAACCGGGGAAAGGGGAATACGACGAGGACGTGGTGGACCGCGTGCGAAACAGCGGGACGAACGATCCACTCACCATCGAATTGATGCAGGAAGTCGTGTACCTGCGGACTGAACTTTCCAAAGCGATGCGCCAGGTCAACGCCTACGTGCTGCGCGAAACGAACCACAGGAGACGTGATTGATTACCTTTAGCGTACCCGGAGAAGCGGCCCCCCAAGGATCGAAGCGTGCCGTGCGCTTGAGGAGCGGGCGCATCCTGCTGCTCGAGTCGTCGGCCAAGGTCAAGCCGTACCGCGCCGTGTTCGCGCTGGCGGCGCGGCAGGCGTGGACGGAACCGCCGGCGACGGGTGTCGTGGCCGTTGAACTGCTGTTCAGTTTCGTGCGCCCTGCCAGCCACTACACCTCGAAGGGCATCCTCAAGGCCACGGCACCAATGTCACCCCGCCGGCCTGACCTAGACAAGGCGTGCAGAGCTGCCTTGGACGCCATGACTGGGGTTGTTTACGTCGATGATTCCCAGGTCGCCATCCTGTCGGCGTGCAAAGAGTACGGGGAACGCGCCGAAACAATCGTGAAAGTATGGGGTTGACAAACCCAATACGCTCCCGTATAGTGTGCATGTCGTGATCGGGCGCGTGCCCGAGGCGACGAGTCACGAGAGGAGAACACGATGACTGCATTGGCACGACTTGACGATGAGAAGCGCGAGCTGCTCGCACGCACCCTTTGCTCGGGCGCGAGCCGCGACGAGATGGAGCTGTTCTTTAGTGTGTGCGACCGCACCGGGCTTGATCCGTTCGCCCGTCAGATTTACGCCGTGAAGCGGTGGGATAGCCGCGCTGGCCGCGAGGTCATGCAGACCCAGGTTAGCATCGACGGCTTCCGCTTGGTTGCCCAGCGCAGCGGGGAATACGCAGGGCAGACCTCGGTTGCGTTCTGCGGGACGGACGGGCAGTGGACCGACGTGTGGCTCCACGACGAGCCGCCCGCCGCCGCCCGTGTGGGCGTCTACCGCAAAGGTTTCGTCGAGGCGGTCACTGGCGTCGCCCTGTTCCGCGAGTACGCCCAGCGCAAGAAGGACGGCAGCCTCTCGGGCATGTGGCCCAAGATGCCATCCGTGATGATCGCCAAGTGCGCCGAGGCGCTCGCCCTCCGCAAGGCGTTCCCGGCCGAGCTGTCGGGCCTCTATACCGCCGAGGAGATGGGGCAGCAGGACAATCCCCCTGCCGCACCGCCCATCGTGGTGCAGGCGCTGCCGGCACCCGTGGAGGCCGCTACGTTGCCCCAGGACGCGCCAGCCGTTGCCGACGCCCCGAAGCCCGTTCGCAAGCGCAAGGCCGCGCAGGAGGCGACTGCGCCTGCCCCCGTGGCGTCGGCGGCACCCGCCGCTCCCGCGCCTGCGGATTCGTACCCCGACGAGTACGAGGGGCTGTTCCTGATCCGCCACGTGGTGCGCCGTCCCGGCAAGCCCGTTGCCGTGCAGGCCGCCGGCGAGCACGGCACCGCCTGGATCGCCGCCACCGTCCCCGAGTACGCAGACCTGTGCGAGCAGGCCATCGACAGCGAGCTGCGCCTTGACATCGCACGCGTCGGGAACTCGCTCACCATCATGCGCGTGATCCGCACCGCAGCCGCATCCGCACCTGTCCCCACCACCACCGACGCTGACGAACTGCCCTTCTGAACATACGAGGAGATACACCATGAACCTGTACGCCATTCAAACCGAAATCGCCACCTTGATTGAGGCCATCCTCGACGGGGCTGGCGACACCGTCGAAGCGCAGGCGGCGCTCGACGAGCACCTCGCCGGCCTCGCCGGGGTGCTCGAGTCCAAGGCCGATGACTACGCGGCCCTGATCCAGCACCTGCGGAGCCGAGCAGACGCACGCACCGAGGAGGCCAAGCGTCTGCGCGAGCTTGCTGCTGCCGACGACGCTCTCGCTGAGCGCCTGAAGCAGCGCCTGAAGGAAGCGATGGAGGCCACCGGGAAGGGCAAGATTGAGACGGCCCGGTTCCGGCTGTCGGTCCAGGCCAACGGCGGCGCGCAGCCGCTCGAGGTCACCGTGCCGCCTGAGCAGCTTCCCACGCAGTACCAGGCCGTGCGCGTCGAGGCCGACAAGGCCGCGCTGCGCGAGGCGCTGGCAGCGGGTGCTACGATCCCTGGCGTAGCACTCCTGCCACGCGGCACGAGCCTGCGAATCCGCTAACCCTGCCATCCTCTCCTCCCCCCGCCTGCGGCCCCACGACGGAGCCAAGGGCGGGGGTTTTCATTTGGAACAGCGGGCGCAGCCCGTAGGCCACGCCCGCTCGCAGTGCCGTAAGCGCGAACGCTTCCGGGCTGGTCAGTGGAGCTTATGCCCGAACTTCTTGTACAGCCAAGCGCCGGCAAGGATGCCGATCACGGCCACGAGAGCGATGAACCAGGTCGTACCCAAAAAGTCGGCGAGAATCATGTCTGTTTCTTTCTGCGCCCCTTGGCGCGTTTGAACGCCGCGTCAAACTCCGGGTCCGCCCGGAGCAGCGTGACGAGTTCCCTGTCCCCCTCGGGACGGGATTCATCAAGTGTATCGACTGCAAGCTCGGCGGCAGCCACCTTTCGCCGAGGAAGCCAGCCGATGGCGATGCGGACGGCCGTGCCAATGCCAGACTGCCACAGGACGAATGCCACGCCAGCGACCGCCACCGCGATGCCCCACCACTGGAGGGTGGATAGCCACGCCGGCGTGACCGCCTGTACGGACGGGATGTCGCCGTGGATGGCCGCAGCGGCGGCGTCGATGCGGGTCGCGCCGTGCACCACCACCTGGTCGCCCGTGGCGTTCCCGTGGTCGATGAGCGCGCCGGCCTCGTTGCGGATCGCCGTCGCGTTTGCGGAGATGCGAGCGACCGGGTTGCAGGCGGCGAGCGCGAGGACGAGCAGTATGGCGATCCTCAAATGAACACCCGGTACGGGACGGACGGCTCGGGCGTAAAGGTCGGCAGAGCCTCCACCTGGGCCTCGGTCAGCTCAATGGTGGCGCGGAGGTTTGCGTGGTAGCGGTTGTCGCCAGGGCCAATTACCTCGCCCTCGGAGTTAAGTCTTGGCGGGATCGGTCCAATGCGGTCAAGGGTAATGCCCGCAACGGGCTGGACGGTGACCTCGCCATTCACATCGGTCACTTCCTGAGCAACGCCAGCGGCAATGAGCGCATCATCAAGATCGGACTCTGTATTTGAGCGGAGTAGGTAGTCCATGTCAGGTGGTCAGGGCTTGCAGCGTGGTGTTGGGAAGTACGGACGGCCAATACTTGAGTGAGCGAATGCTGTTGTTGAGCATGACGTCTGTGCTAGTGATACTCGTTCCATTTGTGGACGGGCCGCCAATACTCAACCATGTTGGTTCGGAGCTGAATGCCAGCGTTCCGCTGGCAACCGTGCCGCCGTTCAGGCACAGATTTGCAGCCGTGCCGTTGTAACTGAATGCGCCTTTCGCCACCGCGCCGGCGGTCAGGCTGTTGCCCGTGGTGACAGTTGCCGCTGCAAGGCGGTCTGCCAACCGCAGCGTGAGCGCGGAAGGTGTTTGATACAGATGCAGATGTTTGGCTAATACGTCGTCTGTCGCAATCACCGTGCGAGCGGTTGAACTTGCCGCGTTTCCGTACCAGTTAGCCACAAACGTACCCGTCGTTCCGCCCGTGTACCAAGAACTGAAGTTTGAACCAGCAGCGATGATGGCGGTGTCAGTAGCGCGAGTAGCACTTGATGCAGCCGTCAGAATTACAGAACTAGGAATAGGTCCAGTTTCTATTTGCGCGCCCCAGATGTAATTAATTGATGCTGCTGACGTATCAAGGTTCGGGTAAACGGTATAAGTCAACGAACTTTGACTTAACGCAGTCGTGAACGTCACCCACACTCGCACCCAGCGATCTGTTGGCAAGTTAGAGAATCGAGTTCCGAAACTTGATACGTTGTCGATTCCAACGGCTGGATCGCTGCAAGCGCCAACAGTAGTTAGCGCAGTTCCACCGTTGAAAGGAGCAAGACGGAAATATGTCGTTCCACCAGTTCCTGCGCGGACGTACATACTGTAGGTGTATTGCTGATTTCCACTTACTGCTCGACTATCGAAAAGTCGAACAAAGGGACTCCCCAAACCAGAATCTTTTGAAATACTTGTACCTGTAAGGGTTCCACCGTCTGGACCGTTGATTCTCGGCACGGTAGTACCTACGCTTCCAGATACCGCGTTTATATTAACGCCAGCATTACGCCCCCATGTACCATTACCCCAGCAGTCTTGACCTTGAACAACCAAGTTTGTTGCCGTTGTTTCAATCAGCAATCCTTTGGCAACACCCGTGGTGAGGTCATAATCGAAACGCGGTTGATTCGTGGTCGCATATTGAATCAATTGATTGGAACCAACATACGTTGGGCCAGTCTGGATTCCAGATCCGGTCGCACGCGTGAAGGTGATCCGCGGATCAAGGACACCCGTGGTGAAGTCAAGCGACAGCGTGGAGCCGTCGCCGAGGTTGTTCAGCATGAACAACCGCTCGCTCTGCGAACGGGCGTTCGGACGGTGGAACCGACCTAGGAGGCTTCGCATCGCTGGCTCCGATCAGATGAAGGCGTAGAAGCAACCCATCGTGCCGGTCGAGGACTCAACCTGGATCGTGATGTACTGCATGCCGATGGTGTCGATGACCACGCCGGCGGGCGGGGTGCCGGCAGCAGCTGCCGTGCCAGGGCTGTAGATATTCACGGTCGGGACGCCAGCGCCAACCGTGACCGCATGGAAGAAATACTGCGTCGTGCTGTTCACCGATAGGCTCGGGATGCTGCCCGCCGTGGCGTTGTACGAGCAGGCGCAGTCGGCGAGCAGCGTCGGGATGTACACCGGGGTGCCGACCGTCTGCGTGTACGTGGACCAGCCGATCACGCGGAAACCAGGAGTCGTTGCGTTGTTCGCGCTGTGGAACGGAATCAGGCGCAGCAGGCTCGGCTTGTCGCCAAGGTTCGTCGGAACCAGGAACGTCTGCCCGGTCGTGGACGGAATCGTGGCAGTCGGGACGGAGGTGTCGTAGGTGCCGCTACTAGCGGTGACGAGGCCAGTCGTCAGGTAGTTCGGCTTGTCAGTAGCAACAACGATGTCGGTAGGCATGTGGTTCCTTAGGTGAATGCGCGGATGAGGTAGTTGGATACAAGGCTCATGCTCGCGCCGATGGCGGCTGCGGTTCCAAGCATGTAGCCACGTGAATGCTCGAGCGAACGGATGCGCGAGTCATGCTCCTTGAGCTGATCCTGCTGGTGGCTCTGCATGGCAATCAGGGAATCTACCTTGCCTTCCAGGCGGCCGATGGCGAGGAACAGTTCTTCGTGGTGGGTGGAGGTCATGGATCACCTATTGTGTGATACAACAACATCAAGTCTTGTTGCATCAGTCAACACATATGTTGAATTTCGTGTTTCCATCGTAAATCCAGAAGTTGACTTTGCCGTCACTACAATGTTGGGCTGGTCAGAAGTTGCGTTGATTACATATCCCGTCGATGGCAAATTTCCATCCGTAAATGTAATTGCGTATGTACCAGTCGCAGACTTTGAGCCGCCCATATTGAATTGAACATCATTGAACACCAACGGGCCAACCGCTCCTGTTCCGGAAATGGATGCAGATGCACGAATCGAATACGTATTACCACTTGCGGTTGGCGTGCTGGTCAGATTGATGTTGTTTGTGCAACTGCTGAAATAGTTGGCCGAAAAGGCTGCGTTGACATTCTTGTTGCTAGTTGCACCGACAGAAATGCCGTTTGACAACGATTCAAACCTATTTCCGGAAATCAACGTGCCATCGGTATTTTGAGACACCAGAATTCCAGTATTAATTGCTCCGGGATATTCAAACCCGTTTGAGATAATCGAGTTGTTTGAAACTGCACCAGCCGTTGTGCCTTCCAAAAACACTCCATATCCGCCCGCAAAACTGGTTTGCATTCGGTTGCCGATGATTAGGTTGCTATTGCCGCCATCACCGATATAGATGCCGTACGCACATAATCCGAAATAGCAACCAGACACAATGTTGTAGGTGGCTTCGGTAACGCCAAAGGTTGCCACATCCATGCGAATGCATGAGCATCCTGCTGTGCTTTCACCAGTGATCCACACATTAGTAATACGTCCAAACTGCATTGAGCGCCAATCAACAACAGCGTTTGCCCCCGCAGCACTGGAAATGATTCGCATGTTGGCAATGCCGCAGAACAGTCGCGTTACGGTTGCTTTGGCGCTGTTCTCAAACACACTTCCAGATCCCGATCTGGAAATGGTTGTTGCGCCGCCCATACCAGAACCGTTGATCTGAATGCCATCGCCCTTGAATTGCAACGCTGCCGTGGTGGCATACGTTCCAGGAATCAACTGCACCACTTTATACGCATCCATTGCGGCCTGAATACTTGTCGTGCAATTTGTTGTTCCATCTCCAATTGCGCCCCACCATTGTGGAAACGCCGCTTCAATTGCGCTAGTACCAAATACAACTGATCCAGTACCAACCAATGTAAATACAGATGCGATTGGCGCATCGAACAAGCCATTGACGGTTAGAGTAATTCCGTTGTTGATGGTAATGCCACCACCGCGAATCACACGAACAGACAGCGTGGTTGGAATAGTCAGATTTGCTGCCACCGTCACAGGCGCATCAATAACAAGTTCAGCCACTGTTGCACCAATAGCATTGACTGCTGTTGCAATATCATTTCCAAAGTCCTTGACGCTCACGACATCGCGGAGCTTG